TGTTGTTCCATGTGAGAGGTTTTGAGGTTACTCTTTCTGTCTGGTCCATCTATTCTAAATCCATCTTCGTTAAGTTTGTAATCTAATCCGTTTGTAAGCCAGCCGTTAGCTTCTAGAACCTCAGCCTTTGACATGTGTATGTCATTCCCTAAGTGTTCTCTTTTTGTATCTTGTTTATGTCTCTCAAACCGTTCGTGGGAATCTGGATGAAGCCATTGTAATGACATTCCAGCTTCTTTAGCATGACAAGATTGTAAATTAGCAGGAAATCTTGTATTGTACTTAAATGTCCACTCAGGTGAAGTTCTAGGTTCAAATATTAAAGGATCACGATCGATTACATCAATTAAACCATTGTATTCATTTCTTGTTTCTCTACCAGTAGGGCCATCCCATTTTCTATGTCTTGGACCTTGTTTCCAAGAATCAATCGAGCTCTTCAACTGGGCTATCATCGTTTCGAACATTATTACCTTCCATACTCATTTGAAGTAAGCAAGTCTGACACACAGTAAATTCATAATCTGTGCCCTTCAAGACAATACCGGCAGCATCTTTACCATCTATTGTGCCTTGACATATGTCGCAGATCATTCCTACTTCCATTTAATTTCTGCCATCATCTCAGTCAAACAAGCTACTAAATTAATCTCTTGATCTGCAACAAATGCCGACTTATACTGATAGTCTGCCAAAATCAATACCACTTGTGGTATACTATTTGGTTCAACATATGTAGAACAATTCTCGTAGATTGACCTGAATAACGACGTGCTTTCGTTATCGCTATTTAGTCCAACCCACTTTCGCATCTCTGTAAAGTTTTTCGTTTTAAGATAAGAAAGTAATGCCTTAAACGACTCATCAGTAAGACTGGTAAGTAAGCCAGAATCAATATTGCCTGAAACACTATACCGCTGCAATTCATTTAGAACTCTCCTCCAATCAGGAAAGTGCTTCTGCACCAACTCAGCAACAACCTTCTGATCATATTGTATATTGTTCTCTTCAAGAATCTTACAAGTACGTTTAAAGAAGCCAGCAGCAATCTTTGGCTTTTGGTTTGTTGGTATCTTGAAATCAATCACACTACACCTTGAGTGTAGAGGCTCAATGATTCTATTCTTAAAGTTACATGTCAGTATGAACCCACAGTTCTTACTGAACTCTTCCATAAAGTTTCTTAAAGCTGGCTGGGTGGACTGAGGATTGAGATAATCGGCTTCATCAAGGATGACATACTTCCTTCCACCAGAGAAACTAACAGAGGAAGCGAATTGCATAATGTCGTTTCGTAGAGTATCGATGTTGCCACTAAGGCTGCCATTAATACAAATATAGTCAGAATCAAGTTGATCCAACATAGCCTTCGCAACAGAAGTTTTTCCGACACCTGGTCCTCCGCTCAACAATAAGTTAGGCACATTCTGTTGATCAACAAACGTCTGAAACGTCTGCTTCAAATCACTGGGTAATATACAATCATCTACCGTCCTAGGACGATACTTCTCAACCCACAAATATTCTTCACGCATATCATTCTCTAATCAATTTTCCATTACGTTTATGGCGACTTGGTTGTTTCATCAATAAGTCACCTTCATTCAAAGCCATGGCTAAGTCAACTGCATCAGAGTGATGTTGAAAGGTGCCAATGGTTTCCACATCACCTTTAAAGTGATGTATGTGAACGCTGTAGAATGTTTTATATCCAGGACACGTATAGACGTGTGCCCAGCCATCATGTGAATTCACTATTTTGTTCGACTGCGATCCAGTATGTAATTTTTGGTCCGTTGTCATTGCGTGATGTAAATTGTGATATACCCTTCTGAGTGATCTTACAGTTATAGTCGTAAGACATGACCTTCATGTTCTCAGCCTTAAATATAAATGTAAAGTTATGATCCGTTTCATTAGGCCCGAGACTCTGTGTATATCTGTCTGACGTGGGGTCATTACTATTTATAGCTTCAAGAGCTATGTCTCTGCGGCCAGTAACAGCAATTTCTGGTAATTGCATGATATTAGCTGCTCTCAACACAGCTTGCATTTGTTCCCACTTTATTAGGATATCCAAGTCGGGATCAGGGATATCAATCTTCTCCTTCGTAGGTGTTGTAATCATCGAAGGATCAGCAAACGTGTATGAAACACTCTTTCCATCACCAGAAATTTCTAGCAAGTTCTCCTTGAAATTATAAGAGGGAGTTTCAAAAAGGGAAATGACGCCCAAAAATCTTGACAGATCATAAATGGCACCATCAGATGGAAAGTGATCATCCAAATCAGCTCGAGCCATTACACTCTTCTGAGGTGACATCGTTGCTAAGCTGTTACCAGCTTTGAATGCAATCGAAGGATTGATCAACGAGAAGTTCTTTAAAATGTTTACTGTATCAACACTTAGTTTCATTATATATTCCTTAGAGTAAATGATTAAGTACCTTTGTTAATACTTCACCATTATGCTTGTGTGTCTTTCGACCATAATGTACTAGATCTCTACCGAGATCATTGGCATCAACGTGATGTACAAACTCATTATTCATAGCTTGTAAATCATCATCAATTCCTTCCACATCTTCTTCAACGGCATAGAACTTAGCACCATTGCTGTGACACAACCACTTCATTGCATCTAAGTTCTTATACCATCTAATGTAAGATTGAGCAGTATGAAACCATTCAACAGGAGCTGCTGACTTATTAGTATTCTCAACTATATCTCGACCAGCTTTAGTCACGGTTTGCACTTCCCAAATATTCTTTCTTACATTAAACATTTCAGTTCTTGTGTTCTGCCATGGATATGACATTACAACGACATCAGGCTTCAGTTCACCTATAAATCGTTTGAGTAGTCTATAGTAACAATCAACACCATATCCAGGACTGCCCATATTTAAGTATCTAAGATTTTCCGTCTTAGGACAACTGTAATGTGCTAGGTATGTCCAAGTTTCTTCTAAGTGCATACCTACACCCATTGTATGGCTATCACCTAAGTAGATTACTCCACCTTGTTCAGACGTATAGTCAACGTGGTTACCATCATGTCTGAATCCTTGTTTATTAATAAAGTAGTCAATTTCAACCATACTACCATCTTCGTTCATCCATCCATTTTCTTGAAGCCTTTTTACAGCTACAGGTTTGTGGATTTGTGAATTCCAATGTCTTACAGTATCCGTTGGAAACTCTCTTGAGTCAACAGGTAAATGTTTACTACCTAATGCATCTTTCATATTAGCTTGCATAGCAGTTGTTTGGTTAAATTTTAATACTTTGTCTGCTTTATAACGATTGCTGGATATAGATTTCAAAGGACCTCTTTCTACTGAGTTGTCTCTTATCAATCCCCATCCTAACTTCTTGAGGGCTTTTATTAAGTCCCAATCAACATCGTTACCATATCGATCTGGTTCTCTACTCATTTTTCCTTGATACGTTTGTTAGCCTTGTCTGCCTTCTCTAATCGCTTCTCAGTGTCTGTCTTGGGTGAACCTAACTTACTACCCAGCTGACTCTTATCGGCCGTAGCAGACGCTCCAATGGCTGCTAATGCATGCAAACTACCTCCATACACAAAGCTACCAACATGACTTAGTTTTACCCAAGGACATAACCAGATCTTCAATCCAGCTTTGATAGCCCATTGGCAGAACATATAATCTTCTGACAAGTACCTTCTTGACTCAGGATCAATTAGAGCTTGGAAGTACATCATAATTTCTCTACTACCATCAAAATGTTCTGTACGAACATGGTCAGGTTTATATTTGAATCCACCTGGACTTAGTTCACTATCTTCCCAGTATGCATCTCTAAACACTTGTAGAGTCTTCTTGGTGAACATCATGAATCCAGTACCACCTTCTAGGACTTGGGCAGGAGCATCGAGGTTAATCTCTTTTGTGCCTGGTACGGGATTGAAGACATAATCACCAACAAAGTTATCTAAGTTGTTTGGATCTTCATCTGCATGACCTTGGTTCACTGCAGCAGTAATCTTTTCCCAAGCAATACACTTCTTAGGATAAGGAGAACACATAATGTCATGTCCATCGTCACTATCTGGATCCATTAATGCCATCATAGAGATAACATCATTAGCTTCAAATCCAATATCAGCATCGATGAATAACATATGTGTACATTCGCTACGCATAAACTCATCACAGCAATAGTTACGAGCTCTAGTAATCAACGACTCATTAAACAAGTAGTAAAACTTTAGCTCAATACCATAATGCATACACAATGCAGCTAAGTCATTAGTAGACTTAGTATACATTCCTGCACACATCCCTCCATACATAGGCGTAGCTACAAACAACTTACGCTTACGTAGTTCTTCTATTTCAATCTTTATTTCCATTTAGTGAGTAACACCTCCTACATACTTAACATCATGAGCGGATCCACTACCATAACTACCTGTATATTGGTTTACTGATTCCGCGTCGAAGAGTAGGAACTGTCCAACTCGAGTTCCTTTTTGAATTCCTGCCACGCCGCAATGCACATGCAAGGCACCAGCCATAACACCACTGTAGCCACTATCATAGAGCCCAGAAGTAATAAAAAGGCCATTGCGGTTGAGAGTCGAACGAGTGATAACAAAACCAGCTTCATTCGGCCCAATGGTGATTTCACCTTCCATAATAATTTCATATACACCAGTCTCCAAATGCCAGAACCCATTATTATCTGGAACAAGTTCTGTAGATCCTCTATGAACCTTTTGTTCTTCTGAAATAGTAAACTTGGTAGACTCAATCGTAAAGATTTTATCAACCTTCAGATCAATAGCATTAGGTTGAACCTGATCTGGTTCATACACACTTAATTCTGACTCACTATCACTACTAGCGAGATGTCTCATCATTATCAATCTCCTGGGTATAATGGTTTAGTAATGTAATATAGTGAACAGCTTTCAACAAGTCTTTCTTGTTGTAGCCATCTTTCTTACCATATCGCATCAAATATTTAATTGCTGTATCACG